CGTTCCGTCGCCTCCCACAAGTATTCCGCAAGAATAGTTTGATTTGCCAAGACCGCCACCGATGGTAAGATTGATGGTAGAATTTGCTAAACCTATGCTCCACTGCCAATCGGTTAGGCTGGTGCTAACGGCGAACTCTATATACAACTTACCAGATGTCTTAGAGATTGAACTACGAATAGCGCCCCATGACGCTGTTCCCGGTTGCGCGACCGTCAGCCCGCCATTGCTCAACACCATGCCAGTGGCAGATGCGTCGCTCGCGCTCCAGACCGACGTGGCCATCGTCTCAGTTCGCCGTGATGGTGAGCGCGTTGGCGGCGAAGCGCGCCGTGTCGCCTGAATTGACCGCCTTGGGCGTGGTCAGCGCGCCCGAGCCTTGAAACGTCCCGCCGCTCAACGCCGTCCAGACGCCGAAATAGCCAATCGTCCCCCAGGACGCAGTCGCCGCCGGATAGGTGAGGATGGCGCTGTTCGAGGCGACCGTCGGATTATTCCCAGCGTTGGTGAAAGCGACCGGCCCTTGGCGCGCGTAAGCGCCGCCGGAAACTTCGCTCGCCCCGGTGTTGCCTGGATCGGCAGTGTGCAGCGACACGTAGGCGGTCGTGGTGAGCGGGGTGAGAACCGCCGCTTCGCCGCTTGAGGATAGGCCTGTCATTATCCAAAGCTCCTGTGGCGTGGTCTGGTGACGCGCGAGCCCGACGCCTTCGCGCCGAGGTGGGCGGCGTTCAGTTTCTGGATCATGTCCTCGGCGAGCTGCTTCATGTTGGCCGAGGACTGCTCTTCGCCGACGGCGTGCAATCCGGCGTGCATCAACGCGGCGAACAGGTAGAGCTGCGGGTGCTTGGTGTAGATCCAGCTCTGCTGCGTGTCGGAGAAGGTGGGGACCTCGCCGTAGTAGGCGAGCTTGTACTCGACGCCGTCGACCGGATCGGGCGTGCCGCCGAAGTACATCGTCGAGCCGACGAGCGTGTAGTACATCCATGTATGGGTGTCGCGCTGGTTGAAGAACTCGTCCCTCGACTTGTAGCGGGCGGTCAGAAAGCCGTCGGCGCCGTTGTCGTTGGCGACCCGCACAAGATCCATCGCCAGCCAGTCGGCGGGCAATTGCGCGCAGCGCGAGGTGATGATCCCGTCGCCCATCTGGATCATCTGCGCCACCCGCAGCTCTTGGTTGAATTTGCTTTCGGCCATGCGGACGAACGACGTGACGAGCGCGGGGCTCCAATCCTGGCGGTTGGCCCATTCCGCGACCGAGGCTTTGAAGTCCGAGAAGTCGGTCATTGCTTCACGCCAACCCGAATAGCGCGATGCTGTAGCGGCCAAACAGGCCAGCGCATTCCGCCAGCCGCCAGATGAACAAAAGGATCAGGATCGCGACCACGCCGCCGATCACGATCTGGATAATGTTCCAGTATGGGGCGTTCGTGATGCCTGCGAACCAGCTTCCAAACGCCGCCCGAAGCAGCGCGAGGATGACAAGGACCACGATAACGAAAATCGCGACTTTGAAAATCAGGTCCATGCCGAAGCCGCACATGATCAAGCCCTCGCCACATGTTGAAGATTGAGAAATTGCTGGTGTTCGCCGCGCCGCCTCGCCTTCACCTCGGCGGGCTTGTTCCACAAGAGGATCGCCTCGGCCGCATGGTCATGCGCGCCGTCGAGGAACTTCCGCAGCGTGGTTGAAGCGGCGAACGCGCCGAGGCCGATGTTGAAGGCAAGGCTGACATAGGCGTCGAACTGGTGCGGCTCGATTGCGGCGCCCGCGATGAGCATGGTCACGCCGTCCTCGAACTCGGCCACGTCGTCGGCGAAGATGAGGTCCGCCTGGGCCTGGGTGATCTGGTCGCCGGATCTGACCTTCGGCGGCCCAGCCGCGCTCGTATGTCCACAACCTATCGTCCACACGCCGACGCTGTCCTTGTAGGCCTTGAGCCTGCAGCCCTCGCGCTCCATCAGGAGCTTTCGGCCATGTTCGGTCATCTTCACGGCTTCGGCCCTTGGCGGCAGTCGCGGATGTCGTGGACGAGGTCGTTGATCAGCTGGAGCTGGGCCTTGTTGCGTTCGGCGGCGTTGGCGGCGACCTCGCCGAGGATGTACATGGCGAAGCCAAGAAAGGCCAAGTTCACCAGTAACAAAGCAATCGCCAGCGGCGAACCGCCCATAGCGGCGACGGCGGTGTTGGCGACCTTGCCTGCTTCCTCGGTCAGGCCCATCTAGACGCGCCCCCGCCAGATGCGGAAGGGCGCGGCCTCGGCGCTGTTCAAGTAGCGCGCCCAGTCGGCCTCGTCCCATTGCTGATGGACGCTGCGCTCGTAAACTTCGACGGGGATGCGGGCGAGCAGCCGGTTGACGCCATTGTGCGACATCATCGAGCGGTCGCGCTCGACGCTGTCGAGGATCTGGTCGAGGACCTGCTCGGTATGGACGGTGAAGTCCTCAGGGCGCTCGTCGTCGGTGATGAGCGTGCGCCGCACGCCATCCGCATTGCGGTACGTCGTGCGGCGCTCCGTCATTGGAGCCTCCGGTAATAGTCGCCGAAGGCCTGCTGGGCCGCCATCTCGTAGGCGTGAGATGCTTCTTCTGGGGTGGGGAAATAACCGAGGTGCAGACACCGGCCCCCAGTCCGGATCGTCGCGCGCCAACGGCCGTTCTTGAACGAGACGCCCTTGAAGCCTGACTTATTGGTTGCCCGCCGTCCGCTGTTGACTACGTTCTGCGCGCGAGTTGCCGGTCGTAGGTTCCCCCAGCGATTGTTGGTTCGGTCGAGGTCGATGTGGTCAACGTCGTCCTTTGGCCAGCGGCCGGTCATCCACAGCCAAGCCAGCCGTGCGATGAGATATTTCCTAAGACCGACCTGAACGCGCAGATAACCTGATTTCGGGTCTTTCGCGCCAGCAAACCAGCCGCGTGGACGATGATGCCCACGCTCCCGGTATTGCAAAAGACCAGAATATGGGTCATAAATAAATAGACGGCGCACAGCCTCTGCGGTCAGGTCGTTCTTAGGTTTAGTCATGCTATTTCTTAATTCCGTTGAAAAGTATATGAGCCAGCGGGTTGCGCATTTCTAAGCCCCACTCGCAAACTATCATTCTAGTCTCTGCATCGCCGACTCTAGCCATCAAAAACTGTCGAAAGGCCCTGAAAAACGCGACCGCTGCGTAGTCGGGATCGATCAAAAGTCCGACATCGGGCAAGAGCCAGCGCGACGGCGCGACCTTGATGCGGCCGAAGTCCGTCGCAATCACATCAATAGTTGACACAACTTCCGTTTTACCAACCAAGACTTGCGTTGTACTGCGCCCGACGAACGTCGAGATCGTCCTCTTCGGCCCAGGCGGCACGATCCACATCGAGGGGCTTCCCCCGTTCTGGTACGCTGCCTGCATCGCGTCACCGAGCATGGCCTCGGTGATGGTGACCTGCGACCCGGCCACGACGTTGGCGAAGGCGTCGGTCGCCGCCACCGGCAGGCCGGTGTTGACGGTGCCGGGCGCAATCGCTGCAGCCGTGTTCGAGTTCTTGTCGGTGGCGCGGCCGAGCCAGTGGGCGAAGGCCTCTGTCGTCCTCGCCGTCGGGCCGGTGTCGTTGCCGTCGTTGCGCGCCTGACGGCTGCACAAGATCGACTCCATGTCGCTCTTCAACACCTTCGCCGCGAGCGCCATCTGGTGGGCCATCTCGGAGCCTTTGCCCGCCGCGTCGCTCTCCTCCTGCGAGCCCGACACGGTCGCGTCGCGTTCGGAAATCTGGCTCACGTTGTTGCGGCGGATCGTCGGCTGAGACGGGCCGTTAGCCAGCGCGAACCCTTCGACCTGAGCATTGTTCAGGTTAACGAGCGGCAAGAACTCAGTTTGCCAGTCGAATATCCGGTTCTTTACGTTACGTCTGCGTATAGCCGACATAACTGGAGTATCGAACGGATCTATATTGTATATAGCGTTGCTGAGATCTTCTCGGTTTGCTTGCGCGTTATAAGTAGTAAAGGCGTTCGTGACCTTTGGCACGGTTAGATCCTTTCGAGCAAGAGGGAATATCCGCCGGTCGGTGGCGGACTATTGGCTCTAGCCCGAAGGTCTAGACTATGCGCTCCAGTCCTTAGACTGGACAGAAGCTCCGGTTAGCCCGGACTTATCTTGGCCGCAGGAACTGGGCCATTACCGCCGCCGCGTCATCGACGCGGCCGGTGGATGCGAGCCTCTTCTGGGCGTCGTTCATCGAGCGCGCCGCGCCGTTGCCGACGCGCGGGGCCGATCCCGGCTGCAGCGCGCCGCCGCGCTCTGGCTGCACGGGGAAAGGTTTGTTGGCCTGCATGCGGTCGTACTTGGCGGCCTTGAGCAGGATCGACAGCATGCGCTCGTCGTAGGTCGTGCCGATCTCGTCCTCGCTGAAGCCGTGGCTCATCGCGGTGCGGCGCATGCCGGTGATCGCGTGGTCGACCTCGGTCTGATTGGCGAGCTTGTTGCGGGCGCGGAATTTATCGAACTCGGCCCTGGCATAGCTGGCGGTCTGCTGGGCGTGGGCTTGGTAGGCCTCGCGCTGCGCATACTCGCGCCGCTGGCGGATGCCATTGAGCGTGCCGTAGATCGCCTTGTAGTTTTTTTCGAGGTTGTGGGCGCCTACTGGGTCAGTCTTGTACAACGCCTCCCAGTCGTCAGGCTCCTTGGGGATCAGCGCGGCGAACTCGGCCTCTTGGTTGTGGCAGAGCTGGATGTAGGCCTCGCGCGCCTGCTGGGCCTGGGCGCCGCGCTCGTCGATGGTCTTGGCGACCTCGACCATCTGGCGCATGCGCGTGTTGAACGTCTCTTCGCGCGTGTAGCCCCTGAGCGCCTCGTTGAGGCTGACCTCGCGCTCTTCGCCGTCTATCTGGATCTTGTAGCGGGGGCTGGTGTCCTCGCTGGGCTCCCCTTCGCCGGGCTTCCCTTTATCTGCCCCTTCGGCGTCGGGATCGGCATCGTCGGCTTCTTCCCCGATCCGCTCTGGGCGCTGATTTTCGGCTGGCTCGTCATTGTCGTTGGCGGGGGCTGGAACACGTTTCGCGGGCTTCGGAGCGGTGTCCCCTTCTTCAGACCGGCCATCTGCAATTCTCCTCTCCTGTTCGAGCAGGCGCGGATCTGCGCCGCCGTCGGACGTGTCGCCCCGGTCGTCGCCCTCGATGTCGCGGGGCTGGAAGATCGGCTCAGGCTTGTTGGTGGAGACGAAGCGGCCTCCCTGGTCGCGCTGCCGCGTGGCCTGCGGGATCTCCTGCGCGAACGCCTCGCGCGCCTCGTCCAGGCCCTCACCCATTGCGGGCGCTCCGCTGGGCGTCGACGCGGTAGTTGTCGAGGAGGTTGCCGAGCGCCACCGGGATGACATCGAGGGCGCGCAGGCGGGCGGCCAGCTCGTCCTGCCTCACGCCAGCGTGCGGAATGTCCAGAAGCTCGTTGAACCACTGCTGGCGAAGCTGACGGTAGACGTGGCCGAAGGCCTGATCGGCGAGCAGAGCCTTGGCGGCGGCCGAGAGTTCCCGCCGCTCGCTTAGGTTCTCTATCCTGCTGTTTTGACCCAGCGCCGACATCTGATCATCGGCAACCAAGTTGTCCCGGTGACAACTTCACTGGTTGCTTAGATGAATACTTCGGTTTTACGCATCGGGCAAGCCGCCGCCTTCATGCCCCCAGTTCGCCCGGCCCCAGCGTCATGCCGCGCGACGGCGGCCATGGGCGGGGCGTAGTCGGCGACGCAACGGCGCGTGGGTCGTTGGCCGGGAAGGGCGGCATGTTGGGTTGCTGCAGTTGAAACGTGGGCGTGGTCGACGCCTCCCGCCCCCATACGAACGGCGGCGGCTGAACCGCAGGGGGCTGGCCGCGCATTTCGCGCAGCGGGATTTGAGCATACGGACTGCCTCCCTGCGCCCGGTTCACCAGGCTCAGATCGTCGTTGTGAGCGTTGAGGACATCATCCAGAAGCGAGTTGTGCAGGTCCGAACTAAACGGCGGCATAGTTCTCGCTTGATCGGGCGTCAGGTCAGCCAGCCCATCGATGAAATCGGCGTGCCGAGGATGATCCTGCTTCAACTCGGAAAGCTTCTTCCACGCCCCCGGCGCCCAGCCGGTAGTGAGCGCGCCTTCAGGGGCGCTGGCGCGGGGGCCGAACGTCGCCGCCGAGGCGAGGTCCATGACGCGGTTCTGCGCTTGAGGCTCGGCCATCGTCGTCTTGCCGGTGGCGATGTCGCCGGGCAGGGTCGCGGCGTTCCACAGGCCCTGGCCGATGCGCTTCCCCTCGATGCCGAGCGCCGAGCCGATGCGGGCCAGCATTGAATAGCGCGGATCAGATGGGTTGGCCGGGAA